TCATGCGGCGCGGTCGAGGCGTTGTTTGATGGCGCTGACGCCGATGAGCGTGCCGGCGAGGATGCCGAGCGCGTTGAGGGTGGTCACGATGGCGTCCACGTGGGGCCAGCCCCATGCGGGGCCGACCGTGTTGACGAACACGGCGAGTGCTGGCAGGACGATGAGGCCGAGCCATTTGAGCACATCGTAGACGCGGCTGGGGATGAGCCAGTCGGGCACGTCATGGGTGACGTCGATTGTCTCGGGCCAGTCGCCCGTGTCGATGCCGGGGAGTGTTTCGCCGGTGTCGGCCGGGGTTTTGCTGTCGGTCATGTTTGCTCCGATCAAAAAAGGATGATGATGGTGGGTGGTGCCGCCGTCGGGGTGACGGCGGCACCGGTTGGTTTAGCGGCAGGTCACCACGTCGCCCGGGTAGTAGACGTTGATGTTGCCGGAGGGGACGGTGCAGCGGTTGACGCTGTAGCCGTGGGACGTGGCGAACTCCCAGACGGTGTCGCCCCACTGGAGGACCTTGGAGACTCCGGTGGACGGTGCGGGGGTGGCAGTAGAGCCGCCGCCGTAGGTGACGACATCGCCCACGTAGTAGCGGTTGATGTCACCGCTTGGCGTGTGCCATGCGGACAGGGGCCATGCGTTGTAGGCTACGGCGAGTCCCCAGATGGTCTCGCCCCACTGCATGACGTGGCTGATGCCACCCGTGTTGGTGTCGGCCGGGGGAGTGTTCGGCTGTGCGGGCGCGGCCGGTGTGGCCGGGGGCGTGGAGCCGCCGGCGGGGTTGGCGTACAGATCCCACTGCCATGCGTCGCCACGGAAGATGTTGAGGTCGATGGGACTCCACGTGTTGACGACACCGGTGCCGCTGTACTGTCGCATGGCCTCACCGTACGCGCCTATCATCCACGGATTGGCCTGATAGCCGGTCGGGCTCATGTTGGCGTACTGGGCGATCCACAAACCGTATCGGTCGCGGATGTCCTGCGGGATGGTGCCGGCCACCGGGCCGGTGTACAGCAATGGGCGCACACCGCCGCTCAACCGTTCGCACTCCGCCATGAATCGACGTACCCAGTCCCAATCGCCCCATGCGGGGTTGTCGTCCATCTCCCAGTCGAGCGCCACGATGCCGTGACGCCAATAGTTCAACGTATTCGTGTAGAAGAACCGGGCTTCGGCCTCCGGGTTGCCTCCCATGGCGTAATGGTAGAGCCCGTATTTTTTGCCGGATGCCTGCGCTTGGGCGATCATGCGGTTGGCGTCCGTGTTGACGCCGGACACCAAGCAGTTGTTGTTGACTTGCCCGGTGCCCCATGTGGTGCCGACCACGATAAAATCGGCCTGCATGTTGTACACGTCCGCGCCGCACTGCCAGTTGCTCATGTCCACGCCCTGCATGTCCGCGTGCGCGGGCGCCGGGGCGAACGCCATGGAGACCGCGGCGACGAGCGCGGTCAGCATCACGACCACGCGCCGGTGCAGGCGTCCGTGTTTAGATTTACTTTTGTCGAGGATTCCCAAATTCCTCTCCTTCCCGCCCCGAGTCAAGGGGCAATAGAAAAGCCATCCCGGAATGGGATGGCTTTGAAAACCGGTATGAAATCAATGCCTGTGCGCACCATGATTGAATATGATGACGAGCGCGAGCAACAGCAGCCATATGCCGCCTGCGATCATGAGATGCGTCATTGCCGGTCCTCCAAATATTTTTCGGCGGCAGCGACTATCCAGCATTGCGCGTCCAATTTCTCAAGCTTCGACAACTCGTAGCTGACGGCCTCGCTGTGGTCGGTGTCCTTGTCGCCGTAAATCAGACTGATGATCGTGTTTTTGATCGTGTCACGACACAACTCGTCCATACGATCATCGAATTTCTCGGTGCGTTCGCCAAGTTGTCGTGTTTTCGCGAAATGCTGGGAAAGCGGACTGTCGTATGGCAGGCGTTCCGGCCGCACGTGCGAGTACAGGCCGGTGGCCAGCGCGTCCAAAGCGCCCGGCCATATCCGGAGCAGCAGGGTGATGAGCGCGCACGCGCCGCCCACACCACCGAAACCAGCTAGAAACGTCTGAAACACATTGCATCTCCTTAAAAAATCAGTTTTGCAGTGGCATGAGGCCGCCGTACAGTGCGCTCATGCCTGGGAAGAGCTTCTTGTATTCCTTCCAATCCGCCTGTGTCATCAGATTGATTGCCGAGAATTGCAGCGGATGATTCAACGGACACTTCAACTGGACGTATTGCATGTCATCCATATGAAAATCAAGACCAAGGAATGCCGTTCCGGCCGTATTGCCATGAGGCAACAGGACTCCACCATTCTCTGTTGCGTTGGATACGAAGCAGATACCATTCTCATACCATCTGCTACCTTCTGGCACTTGGAAAACCCAGAAGTTCAAATGGAAATCACCGGAAACCGGTTCGCGCAGTCGAATCTTGGCAAGAGGATTGACAGCACCGCTGTTTGGCGTAATGAGTATGCCATCAGGGTCAACATGCTGCACGGTCGCCCCGGATGCCGAGATGGCACTGTTCGGGAACATGAGGAGTGGATTCGGAATCAGATTCGTTATCCGGCTCATGCCATCACCACCGTGAGGGCTAGGCGAGCGGCATCGTGTCCCCGGTGAAATATCCGATGCCGTCGAGCAGGGTCTTGTTCGCCTGATACTCGTCCCACGTGCAGATGAGTATATTGGTCACGGTGACGGTCGGATTGCCTGACCTGACGGAATACATCATTGACATCGGATCGGCAGTGCTGGCGAGCAACGGGTAGCTGACACGTTGGCTCGCACTGACGTCGCCATACCCTCTCAACGAGATAGTGCCGCCGGTGACGTTCACATAGGCGCTGACCAAATATTTCGTCCCTGGCTTTTTCTGAATGGTCGCGATATCCACCCACTCGTCTGCTCGCAAGGTGATGGTCGAGGATGGTTTCGTGCATAGGTTCGTTACCATCATCGGACATCACCAGCCCGGTGCGCGGCGTCAGTCGCGTGGCATGGTGTCGCCGGTGAAGAAGCCCGGAAGCCCCCCCCACGGCAGTGGCGTAAGTGGACTTGGATTCGAGGAGAATGTAGCGAATCAGTATGAATTTGCCTACCGTGGACGGTGGCACGACACGTATGAGCAATTGCGTCGTGCCGTCCGGAATCGTGATGTCCGCGTCAATTATCTTCGTCTGATCGTCTGCGATGCCGGTCTCGTGCAGGATGGTGAATCTGCCGCCGAGGCGCGCATAGATGCGAAAGAGTGCGCCGGAGCCTTGCGCATAGCAGACTGCGTGAATGTGATACACGCCGGCCTGTGGAAGATTGACTCCCATAAGCTCGTATTGCGCGTATATGTCACCACTTCCGCTGGTCGTGGCACGCAGCCACCGGAAGCCGCTGACGGTCGGAAAATCCACAGTGCATCGCACTGGCACGCATCTGAAAATGGTGTTAGCCATATTCGGGTCCGGGAACCGGTTAATCCTCTGCATTCGTATCCTCCTTGTCAAGACTGTCGAGCACATCCTTCGGGATCAGTTTCATGGCCGCCGCGAGCTGGCTTGACAGGATTGCGTTTTGTTTGTTGAGAGTGCCGATTTGCGCGGAGAGCGTGTCGATGACGGTGTTCGCGTCGGCTGGAATCTGAGTCAAAATAAGTCTCCTTTTTAATGCGGGACCCCCACAATCCGCATGGATTGCAGGGGCTGAAAAAACGGGTGAAAAGCAGGGGTTAGTCGGCGGCGGTCATCGTGTCGATGCGCGTAACGGCCTTAAGCTCTTCGAGCGTCAAAGTGCGTCCGAGATTCGTCTTAACATCCGTCAACGTGACGGACGTGCCGGAATCGTCGAACGTCGCAAGCACGCCACGCTGATAGTCGCGCCACGATTCGGCGGTGCCGTCAGCGCTGGAAAACTCCAATCCCAAACGGCACAATTCCGCTCGCACCGACTCCTTCGGCGGACGCAAATCAAGCACGCCAGACGGCTCAGAGGGCGTCACGGCAGGCACGGTATCGGTAGTGGTCTCATCGGCCATAATCAGTCTCCTTAATTCTGTTGGTTTTGCCTTGGCATGAGCGATGCGAAGAATCGTTCCTCGCATTCGTCAAGCATGGTTTTGCTGGATTTGTCGTCAAGGAATTCGTCCAATCCGTCGATATTCCGCGTGCATGCCGTATCGATGCCGCTGGACGCTTCCACGCCGGAAGCATCCGAGGTCAATGCGGCGCGCATTCGCGCGTCGGTCTCATTCGACATGACGGGCAATCGCATCCCGGCGCGCGTCTCATTGCGTGCGGCGGTCAGCGGATCATCCAACACTTCCCCATCGGCGGCGAGCATGCTCACACTGGTGGCGGAATCCGTTAACGCCGCCTCCAACGCTTCGAACGCTCCAGTCCACACGCCCCTGCCGGTCTTCGGGTCATACCGGCTCACGTCCTCCCTGCCCTGCATGATCGCCGCGATCGCCTCACGTGTCGACGCCAATCCGAGCAGCGCCTTCCACGAGACGAGCACATCAGGCTGGAAAACGAAACTATCCGACCCGTTCACCGGCGGATCGCAGCGGATGATACACAATCCGTTATCATCCATTTCGAAAGTCGCTGACAACATTTCCTCCAATCATTTGACCAGATAGGCGAGGTATTCGGCGTACACGTCGACCGGGCAAGGCTGGTCGGCGTTGTAAAGCTTCAACTGGAAACCGCTCTGCCCGCCCGTGTTTACCGGGTGCGCGATGATGCCTGCCCATTGCGAATCCGCGTTCGCGACCACGTAATAGTGGCCGTATTTCGTCGGACTGAACGTGCAATTGACCTGCGCTGATGCGCCGGTCGCGATGCTCTGGCCGGGATTCGGCCACCACGCCCTCCATGCGGCAGCGCCGTGGAACGTACAACGGTTCGTGATGCCGCCAAGAAAGCCGCCGAGATACAGGAATCCGGTCGCGATGTTCGCTCCGACACCGACCGTGCCGTTCGCGTCGGCAGCTTCGAGCCAGACATTTGAACCATTCGGACTGTCGCCGCACAGAGTGAGTGACGCTCTCTGTTTCTTGCTCTCGTCCGGCTCGTCGTAATCCGTGTTCGCCATGATGTACACCCGCGATACGACGCCATCACTGCCGGTGCCGCCCTTCCTGATCGGCTTGGACTGGAGCTGCAGGAAAGCAGCCGGATCGTGCTCGGTGACGCGTCCGCTCCACAAGTCCAATTCGCCCATCTCACCGACCTGATTCGACTGGATGGCTGACGCGATGGCCGGATTCTTCCAGTAGGCGGTCGCCCCCTTGTACGCAGGGAATTCAATACCGTCGCCCACGAACGTCTCCGTGCCGCCGACGATGCTAGTCCGATAATCCGGGCTGATGCGCACGCGATGCCCGCTCGTGCGGGTCTGGAACGTGCCGGTCAGCACATTCGACTTGCCCTCGCCGTCAAGATAGACAGTCTGGTTATGGTTGGAATCCCACATTTGCAATGCGGTCGAATTGAGCTTCACGCCAGTATTCGCAGCCTCGCTGGACTGGAATATCGCGCCCGTGAACACGTAGCCTCTGAACTGGCCCGCGGCTACCTTGTCCGTCGTGATGCTGCCCGCCGCGATCTTCACGGCGGTCACGCTGTTGGCCGCGAGCTTGTCGACGGTTATCGCGCCGGACACTATCTTGTCCGCGTTAACGCTGTTGGCAGCAATCTTGTCGGCGTTAACCGCGTTCGCGGCAATCTTGTCCGCCGTGACCGCACCGGCCACGATGTCGCCAGCCTGAATCCTATGGACATTCAGGAGCGCCACGGTCATGTCCTCCGTCACGCGGAGCTTCGCGGTCGTCACGCTGTTCGCGGCCAGCTTGTCGGTGGTGATGGCGAGCGAGACGATGTTGCGCGCCTGCACGCTGTTCGCGGCGAGCTTCGCGGCGGTCACCGCATCGGACACAAGCTTTTCGGTAGTGACCGAGTTGGCGGCGATCTTGCCCGCCGTGATCGCATTGGCCTTGACCTTCTCGGCAGTCACGGAATCCACGGCGAGATGCTTCGCAGCCACCGTGCCGGCAGCCAGAATGTTATTGGCCACGAGATCGAACGGCGTGAAGCGGGTGCCATCCCACGTCAGCACCTCGACCACGCGGTCGGACAACGGCACCAAGACGCTCGGACTGTTGTTCGGCGCGCCCGTCCAATACGTGTAAAAGTCGGCCATGAGGCTGGGCGAATTATTCTTCTCGCCCTTCCACCTCGTCCAATACTTCTGCGTGCGCCACCACATGTCGCCCGGCTTCAAGCCATCATGAGACGGCTCGTCCGGGCCACGGTAGATGAGGTTCTTTCCGTCCGCCGTGGTCTGCGCCTTTTTCGCGGCGGCCTGCGCCTGATTCGCCTGAGCGGCAGCGTTCGCGGCCGTGGTCTGAGCCTTGTCAGCCGTTGATTGCGCCGTCTGCGCGGCAGCATGTGCCTTGACGGCTGCGTTGGCGGCATCGGTGGCCGCCTTGTCCGTCACAGCCATCCAACCGCTGCCGTTCCACCGTTTCGGCGTGTTAGAGCCATTCGTCGTGTCAATCCACAAGGTAGTCGGCTTGCGCATCGACGTGGCCGGAGCCGTGCTTTGGATGAGCACGTCGGCCTTGCCGTTCGCCACGCCAGCTGCTGCGGCGGCGGCCGTGTTCGCCTTCTGCGCGGCATTCGCCGCATCCGTGGCGGACTGGGCCGCGCTGTCGGCGGTGGCCTTGGCCTGCGTCGCCACGCTCGAAGCGTTCGAGGCAGTGGCCTTCGCAGCCGAAGCGTCCGACTTGGCCGCATTGGCCGAAGCATTGGCGGTGTTCGCCAGCGTCTCCGCGTTGCCAGCGGTCTTCTTGGCGCTTTCGGCGGCGGTCTGCGCGGCATTGGCGGCATCCTTGGCCTGGCCTGCGGTGGCGGTGGCACTCTTCGCAGCGGCGTTGGCCGCATTGGCGGTATCCTGAGCGGTCTTGGCCGCGCCATTGGCCGTGTCAGCCGTGCCCTGCGCGTTTTTCGCTGCGGCAGCCGCATTCTCAGCGGCCTTCTTGGCGTCGGTGGTCTTCGCGGCGTTGTCCGCGATGTCGGACTTGGCTTGTTCGATCTGCCTTTTGTTGTCCTCCACGTCGGCATAGCCCATGCGGTTCCACTTGGAGCCGTCCCACACGAGCGTGTCGATCACGCGGTCGGCCAACGGCATGAGCACGGAAGGCGAATTGTTCGGAGCGCCTTGCCAGTACGTGTAGAAGTCCGCGAGCAGTGAGGGGCTTGCGTTCTTCTCGCCTTGCCAGCGCGTCCAATACTTCTGGGTCTTGAGCCACAGGTCGCCGACGATGAGATTGTCCTTCGGCTCGTCGGGACCACGGAAAGTATGGTTCTTCGAATGGGCTTCGGCATACGCCTGCGCCGCCGACTCCTTCGCCTTGCTGATCTCGCCGTTCGCGGTGGTCAGGTCGCTTTTGGTCTGCGCGATGTCCCTCCGGGCCTGCGACAGGTCGGCCTTGGCCTGCGTGAGCGTCTGATTCGCCGTGTCGAGATTCGACTTGTTGGCTTGGATGTCCTTCCGCGCCTGATCGAGTTTGGCCGTATTGTCCTTCACCGCCGTCTTGTTGTCAGCCAAATCCTTCTGGATTTGTTTGACCTCTTCAGGCGACACCGCCGACGCGACGGTGACAGTGGCGACTGCCGACCAGCCGGAACGATTACCAGCATGATCGACCGAACGAAGGGCATAGGAGTGGCGGGAACCTGCTGCCAGACCGGTCACAAGATAATCGCCCCGACCGGACTGCGTGGCGCTGATGACGGTCATGCCGGCCGCATTGACGCCCTCTCCGACCTCGACATGATCGAAGTCCGATTCCATCGACGCGCCGGTGGAGGTCCTGCCGTCCCAGTGGACGGTCACCACGCCAAGCTCGGACGACAATACCGGCTTCGACGGTACGGAGCATGGCGTCGTATCCGACTCCACAGTTGCCACCACGACGGACGACCATTCGCCGAGCTTGTCCGAATACGTCGGCACGGCCCTGACGCGCACCTCGATTTGCGTGCCGCAATCCAAGCCGCCGAAACCGAGCTGCGTCTTATCGGTCGTGCCGGCGGAATGCCACGGCGCGCCATCCACGTGCTTGCGCCACTCGACGGCATAATTGCTGATCTCAATGGCGGTATTGTTCGTGGCCTGCGTGACCGCACTCCACGAGGCTGTGGCCAGACCATGCGCGAAACCGTCGCTGCCGATATAGGCGTCGGTCTGCACCACAAGGCCGAGTGGTGCTTTCGGCACGCGATGGTCACGGTCGGAAGAGGCGGTCGTGCCGCCCTCGCTACCGGCCAACGCGGCACCACCGGTGATGCCCTTGATCTTCTTCGCCTGACGCACCGAAGCGTCATACTTGATGTCATTCAGAGCGATTGAGCAGGATAAGCCCTCGTTCTGGCGCATGCTCAGGTCGATTTCCTGCACGCGCACCTTCTCACCGTGAGTGACGGTTGGCGCGGTAATCCAGTCGCCGGCATGATAGTCAACGAGCGGCAGACTGTCCACGCCGGAAGTCACCAGATCGCGCGTGTACTGGCCGCGTACCCTAGCCGCATCAGCAAGCGTGGACTGCATGAATGCCTGCGCGGTGTCCTTGTCGGACACGCCACCCTGCGAGCTGTAGGATTCCCACTTGCCCCACGGGGTCGGAGCGGCCGGATTGTCCATGCGGAAAAGCAGATTATTGTCGCCCTCGACGAGGATGGTGGACGCGAGGTCGCTGATGCTTTCCTCGTAGGGTGCCTCGCTGATATCGCGAGCAAGCTGGAGCACGACGCTCTTGCTCAGGTCACGGCTCAATGCCGTGCTGTCGGCGTTCCACATTTTCAACGTGCGCCCGCTGGTGCGCCAGTCGCAGCCGCCACCATTGACCAGCGAGCCGAGAATGGTCTGCAGGTCGGTGCCCAAGGAATAGTAAAGCGTGTACTTCCTCGCCCATGCCGCGCCGCCCGCGTCCCTCGCGGTATCGAAGCCGAGCGTCAGGCCGGTGGCCACGCCGCCACGCTGACGGTTCTCGTCAAGCATGGTCTTCAAAATCACGCCCGGATTCGCCGAATAGAAGGGCCGCTTGCCCTTGTTGTCGCCGTCCGCGAGCAGATGGCTGGCATCATTGTTCTCCGCCTTGCTCAGCAGCCAGCTTATCGACTGGCCGGAATAGGTGACGGTCTTGGTACGGTCGTCCGTCTTGCCGCTGCGCCCAGTGATGACATAGCGAGCATTGTCCGGCTCACGATAGCCGCTGCCGTCCGACACCTCCACTGCCACTTCGAGGCCGTCCGTCAGCTCTCTGTCGAACGCCTGCGCGTCACCGGACAGCAGCGAATATTCGATGCTGATTGCGCCGTCATCATTGTGGAGCATTGAAGCGCTGAAGCTCACCGGCTCCGCAAGGACGCCGATACGTGCGCCGAACGGCCTGTAGGCCACGAGGCGCGCATGAAGGGACTTTGCCATGAATCACTCCCAAGATTGCAAAAACCGGCATGTCACATTGTCGGTGCCGCCGGTCTGTTTGATGGTGATGCGATAGTCGCCGGACGAAATATCGGGCCACACCTGCAATGGTTCGGTGGTCCAGTCGATGCCATTCGATGCGTCCGTACCACCGGACCATGCGTCGGCATTGGCCGCCGTCCACGCCTTGCGATTGGCCACATCAACGAAGAGGTAAGGTCGTGAGTCGTCGCGTTTGCCGCCCCACATGAGGTTCGTGCCACTCACCGGCTCCGAAATGGTCACACCAGTGACCGCGCCGAAACGGAGCACCAGCGTGGTGATCGGCGCGTTGGAAAGCCACCCCTCCGGCATGATGTCGAAAAGCTCGGACGGACTGGCGTTAGGCAATCCCTGCCAGCGCGTCCAATAGCCCTTGCCGCTCGGCTTGGCAACCCCGCCCGGCAGCAGCCTGCCACCCGACGCGGCCAACATCGCCTCCTGCCACTGCACACCATGCCAGAACACGTCCGGCAATTGGAAAACGGCGGTCATGACGCGCAGGTCACTGAACGGCCTCTCATCATCGTCCGGCTCGCAGCTCGTGCACACGACGCGAGTGACCATGCTGCGCGAATAGCCGTTCTCCGTTGTCTCCGTTTTGCCGAGCGTGAGCTTCGCCGCATGCAGGCAACGGGCACGGAAACGCGAGATCAGCGCATCGGAATCAGCGCCCCACGCCGCGACCTTGATGGTCAGCTCAGGCGCGTCCAGCACCGGAATCGAGGAGCCTACGATGACGCCGCTGCGTCCGCTCACCTGCACCGTGTCAACGATCGGCGACAGCGACGTGTAATGCGTAGTGCCGACGATGACGCGCATCCGCTCGGAGTCGAGCGGCTGGCCGTTGAGCGAATAGCTGACCTTCATTCGGATTCCTCCCGATTACCATTGCGGCATGGCCGCTGTCTGCAGCTTCTGCTGCGTGCTTATCGACGTCGGCGCGATGGCCGGATAGTTGAATGTCTGCGTGATGTTCGTCACGCTCCCACCATTGCCGTAGGCTGCAGCGTTAACTCCACGCGAGGCGTTGGCGACGCCGACGGAATACGAGGCGTCCTGCGACGGAAGGATGCCGGTCAATCGTCCAGCCGCCTTCTTCACCTTCGAAGCGCTCTCGTCGATGCCGACCGCCATGCCCTCGCCGATCATCTCGCCGACCTGATCGCGAAACACTCGCGACGGAGAATGGATGCCAAGCTTGCGTTTCACCCAGTTCAACGCGTTCGTGGCCGCGTTGACAGCGGCAGTCACGAGTCTGCCTGCCGCGCCTGCGATGCCGGTCGCGATTCCGGTGATGATATTCAGGCCGACGCTACCCCAGTTAACAGATGTGAAACCGCGCATGATCTGGCCGACCATGCCTGGAATTGAGCCGATAAGCCTCGGAACCGACGAGATGAATCCGTTGGCCAGTGCGCCGAGCAGCTGCACGCCAGCCTGCAGGATCTGCGGGAGACGATTGATGATGCCACCGACCAGTTGTCCGATAAGGATCGGAGCCTTGCCTACCAAGTCCGGCATGGCGTTGATGAGGCCCTGAGCCAGTCCGAGGATGAGCTTCAAGCCGCTGTCGATGATCTGCGGCAGGTTGTTGAGGATGCCTTGCACGAGGTTGAGGACGGCGTTGATGCCGATGGGGATGAGCTGCGGCAATTGGGCCGACAATCCGTCCAGCAGCGTCGTCAGCACGATGACAGCCGTGGACGCGATCTGAGGCAATGCCTGCACGATGCCCTGCAACAGGTTCGTGACCATCGTCAATCCGGTTTGCAGGAACGACGGCAGTCTCGACGTGACCCACGATTGGAACTGGGCGAGCAGTTGCGGCAGGCTCGTCGAGATCCATGTCGTCGCGCTGGTCAGCAGCATCGTGCCGAGTTGTCCCAACGCGCCGAGCACGGGCGGCAGGATCTGCATGACCAGTGCCGGCAGGGTGCTGCCCAATGAGGAGAACAGTTGGGGAAGTGCGGCGGTGATGCCGGTGATGATCTGCGCGATGCGCGGACCAACGTTCTGGATGACCGTGCTCACGGAATCGACCAGCTGCTTGGTCAATCCGTTGATGTCGGCATTGTCCTTGCCGAGTTCCGCCAGCCAGTTCTGCCATGCGGCCTTCATCATGCCGACGGAACCCTCGATGGTTGTCGCGGCCTCCTTGGCGGTGGTGCCGGTGATGCCCATCTGCTGCTGCATGATGTGGATGGCCTGCACCACGTCGGAGAACTTGTCGATGGACAGGTCGCCCATCTCACCGTTGGCCTGCTTGACTTTGTTCGCGTCCTGGATCAGACGCTCCATCTCGGATTTGGTACCGCCGTAGCCGAGCTTCAGATTGTCGAGCATGGCGTAGTTGCCGCGCGCCAGACTTTGGTAGGTCTGTTGGATGGTCTCGATGTCTGTGCCCATCTTGTTGGCGTTGTCCGACATGTCGATCATGGCGGTGTTGCCGAGTTCCGCGGCCTTCGCGGTGTCGCCGCCGAGCGAGCTGATCAGCGAGGCGGAAAAGCTCGTGACCTGCGTCATGTACTCGTTGGCGCTCACTCCGGCTGTCCGGTACGCTTCCGCCGCGTATTTCTGCACAGTGCCCGAAGCGTCCTTGAACAGCGTGTCCACGCCGCCGACGGCCTGCTCGTAGGTCGCGTATGCGTCGAGAGCGCTCTTGCCGACGCCGGCCAAAGCAGCGACGGCGGTGCCTACGCCAGCCAGTCCGACCGTGGCGACGCCCTTCAACGCGCCGACGGCCTTGCCTGACATGGAGCTGATCGCATTCCATGCGGTGTCGGCTCCGCTCTTCAACGCTCCGGCCATCCGTGAGGCCACGGAGTTGGCGACGCCGGACAGGCCTGAGAACACTCCGCTCGCCGCCGATCCGACGCTGCGGAAATAACCGCCTATGCTGCCCACGGCATTCTTAAATGGTGCAGGAATCTTCGCGGCGATGCCGTTGATGCGTTGGCCGAGCCCGTAGGACAGGTCGTCGCCGAACTGTCGGGCGATGGCCGCGCCCTGTTTGAAGGGGCTGGCGACCTTGCTTCCCAACGCGGACGCCTTCGAGGCGACCTGATCAAACGCGCTGCGGGCGATGCCGCCGATCTTGCCGAACATGCCCGCCCCGTCGAGCATGGCCATGTCGGCGTTCGCCCAGCCGGCGCGCACTTTCTCGATCGCACCCAACGCCGGGGCGGCCATCGCCCTGCCGAGGTTTCTGAACGCCGCTCCGAGCGAACCGGCTGTCTTCTCGCTGCTGGCGGCGAGATTGTCCTGAGCGGCCTTGAGCGCCTTCTGCGCGTCCTTCAACCGGTTCTCGGCCTGCGTCGCACGGTCGGTCATGGTGGACAGCTTCAGCCGCGCCTGTTCGAGCCTGATGGTCGCGGCCTCGGCCTGCGTGCTGCCCTCACCATGCTTGGCAATGGCATTGGCGACGCTCTCCTCGGCGGCACGCACCTGATTCGCCGCCGCCTCCTGCTGGAGCATGGCCTGACGGTATGCGGACGTGGATTTCGCCACGTCACGCTCGTAGGATTTCAGCACGTCCGCGCTGAAATCGTTCGCCGACTGCTTGAAACCGTTTTTGAACGTGCGTCCGAACAGTCCACCGCTTTTGCCGCCGTTCATGCTTGAATCGAAGGTCTTCGACGCGGCCTTGCCGCTCGCGCCGACCTCCTTGTTGACCGCACGGCGGAAACCCCTCATCGAGGGGAACACGCTGATGTGCGCGGAACCAAGTTCGCTGCCGAACGCCATGCGGCACCTCCACTATTCAGTTTTGTCCAAAATCAGTCCTCGTAGAGCGTCTGGAATACCGGGCTCATGCCCTTGGTCTGTTCGCGCAGCCGCTCACGTTCGGCCTTCTCCCTGTCCGCCCGCAATCGTTTCGCGAGAGAATCGAAAGGTTTCGGATACTCGTCGCTGCCAAGCGCGTAGACGACCGGTATCTCACTCCACCGGGCCGGATAATCCAAGCCGTTGAGCTCCGCGCCCGTGTAGGTAGACGGATCGCCGATAATCTGTTCGAGGAGCGCTATCGCGTCGCCGTAGCGGAGCCTGCCGCCAAGATCGGCCTGCAGACTCCACCCATGCGTCGTGAAATCGGCTCGGATCACGCTCCCGTGTTCGGCGAGCTGGCGGGCGAACCATTGGATTTTCCCAGTGAGGTGCCCTGCGCGCGCACCACCGCGTCGCCATAGTCGGACAGGAGGTTGAACACGACCTGCACCGGTTCGCCGTTCAGCGCTTTCGCCTGTTTGTCGCCTGCGAAGGCGCTTAGAATGCGTTTGAGCTGTTCGACGCTTTCCGTGTCATCGGACGTGTTCGACAGTTTGGTGAAATCGTCGATGCTCATCGACAATGGGAGCTTGTACGTGCGTCCGCCGGGCACGAGCGCCCAATACACATCGCCTTTGATGATGTGGCGCACCTTGTAGTTTTGCGCGATGGAGGCGAACGCCTCCTCGTCGTTTTTTTCCGTCCACTGGTCGAAATCCTCGACGGTCGGCTTGAAGTCGGTGGAAGTGGGGGTCATTGTCTTGTCCTATCTGCTTTTCGCCTGCCTGCCGTGGAAAAAGAAGATTCCCGGACCGCGCAGACAGGCGAGATGGGCGGTCCGGGAAGTTTTTCGTCCGCCGGTCAGGCGGCGCGTGCGGTGACGGTGACCGTCAGATCGGGTGAGGTCACGCCGTCATAGGTGGCGTTGATCCTCGCGCTTCCGGCCTTGACGGCGGTGAGCGTGCAGCCATCGACGGTCGCCACGCCTGCATCCTTGGATGCGAATGTGGCCTGTCCGGTCACGTCCACGGTGGTCTCGTCCACATGGGTGGCGACGGCCTTGAGCGCGAGCTTCGCGCCTTGGACGACCGACGGCCTCGTATTGCCGTCAGCCGAGGTCACGGCCACCGCCGTCACGCTTTTGGGTCGTACCAGCTTTCAATCCAGCGCGTGTTCGGATGATCAGGATCCACATACAGCGGGTCCTTCATCCATTCGACGGTGAGCTCGCGGCCTGTGACCGAGCCACGCTCCTGCTGGTCCGGCTCGTTGCCGGTGACCTGCATGACGCCGGCACGACGATGGACACGCCCGGTGTCGAACGTCTCCTCCTCGTACACCATCCACTTCGCATCCTGGATGATGTCGGCCACGTGGTAGACGCCATTGGAGTCTGGCTCGCCGATGGTGATCTTGCGGGTCAGCGCATTGTTCTCCGCCGGGCTGAAAGTCTGCGTGAGGCTGGTCGCCAACGGCAGCTTCTTGTACCCGTCCTGCAAAAACTCGAGCGGATCGTCGCCGTCGCGCGAATCCTGATTGCCGCCGTCGGACTTGACGAGTCCGATGCATGCGGTCGACCGATTGTATGCGGTCGGAAGTTCCGTCGTCGCCTTGCTGGATGCGATCATTTCCGGCGTGATTCTGTTTTCGGTGGAGTACGGGACGATCATGATGGCTGCGGTGACGAGCGCCTCCACCTGTCCCAGATCCATGCCCTGACTGTCTTTGGCCATGGTGATTCCTTCCTTATGGTTGTCTGATTCCGGCCGTCGAATATTCGACGGTCATGTAGTAGCGGCACCATGCCGCGTCCTCGCCGACCGGGTACGGGCCGTTGCATCCGTCAGACACGACGGCGCAGATGCGGCTGCCTTCGGCGAATCCGATGAGGATGCCGGGCTCACCGGTCAGCACGCCGTACACGCGGGCCGCCAGATCGCGGCATGGTTTCGTGTCGTTGCGCGTCCATCCGAGCACGTTGACGCCTATCGACCGATCAAAAGTCACACGGTCGGCTGATTGCGTGCCGCCGTCATCACGCACGACCACGAGCGGATAGGAGCCGTCGTAATCGTCAGGGATGCGGTTTCCGACCTGCAGGCCGGGGATGTCCGTGATGTTGGAGCGCAGCCATCCGGCGAGGAACAGCTCAAGGTCGGGTGGGATGACGCTTGCCATCAGACCCTCGCCTTCTTCAGCGCCTTGGCCAGATTGCCGGTCTGCGCCTCCACGAGCAGGGTCTTCGGGTCGTGGCCGACGACCATGACGGTCGTTCGGTGCTCCCTTTTGACCTCCTCTATGCCAAGTCCGTCGCGGTATGCGCCGGTATCGACTGGAGCGGACGCCTTCGCGTAGGCGAGTGCCCTGTTCGCGGCCAGCGTGGTGAGCGCCTTGACTCCCGCGCTGTTGAGAATCTCGTCGAAGAATTTCGGGTTGAAGTTGACCGATATCCTGCTTTTCTCCATTTGTTCAGCCCTTTCTTTCCGTCAGACGGCATTCCAAGGTCGGACGCCACCCCGTGAACGCGTTCACATCCTTCGAGGGGAATCCGTCGACTTCCCACAAGCGCCCGTCGTCGGGGTCTGCGCGAATCCGGTCGCCGATTCTGATGTCGGCTGTCGGATCCGGGATGGTGAGGTACGCCGTGGATGCGGTCTGCGTGTCGAGCGTGTCTGGCGTGCGCGTGCTGGAACTGGATGAGAGCGCGCCCATGATGGCGAGCTCGTCCGGAGGCACGCTCCAGTCCGGCTCGTTCTGCGCCGGATTGTACGGGTTGGCCTTGTGTTTGGCACGCAGTCGTATGAAGCGCGTGGCACCAGACATGGCGAAAACGCCGCCACCGGCATCCAGATCGTCAAGCAGGCTCATGGCAATCCTCCAAGCCGGTAGGGTTTGAGCTTGTCCTTCTCCTCCTGCATGAGCGACACCGCATCGTATGACGCGCTGCTGCCGTTGGTGGACTGCGAGGTGACGAGTCCGATCGGACTCATGCCCGCTCGCTTCGCGGCACTGATGAGCACCTGCTGCACGTCCGGCGCGTCATCGAATCCGGCATGAATCGCGTAGCGGATGGCCGCGATGCCAACGGGGAAGCCACCCGAAAGCGACTCCACAAGACCCGTCTCCGGGTCGTAGGCGTAAGCCAGCTTGTTGCCGTCGCGGTCGGTCAATGATTCGATGCTCGTCACATGACGGGCAGGCAGTCGAATCACCGTGCCGCCACGCGAGTTGATGACGCCGGACAATGCCACGTTCGGCATGACATGCCAGCCACATTCACGGCGGATGGCCGCCTGCGCTGCTTTGATCCTGAACTGCGCGTCATCCTCGAAAGCCGAAGGGTCGGCAATCATGTCAGGAATCACATTCACATCAATCATGCCGACCTCCACGCTTACTCTGCAGCCATCAGGCCAGCCGCAATCAGAGAATTGATCAGGGCGTCGAATTCGCTCTTGGTTGGTGTGGCACCGGCGGCCAAAGCCACATGCGCTGCAGGCTCCACTGCAGCGCTGCCGATGTCGGTCGGCTTGCCGTTGGACCCGACGAAGACCACATCGGCCACGTTGGCATTCGGGTCAAGTTTCGCCGCCGAGGCTGGAATCACTCGAAACTGTCGAGCCATATCACGTCTCCTTACTTAAGTGTCAGCTTGACGAAAGCCTTCGGCTTGCGCACGGCCAAAGCCACACGCTCCTTGGCGCGAATGGTCACCAAATCGGAAATGAAGTCAGTGTCATTGGAATTGGTGGCCTCGACCGTCACTCCGCCCTTGCGATAGAAGGTGGCAGCACCCTTAAAGGAGCCGACGATGGCTGTGCCGGCATCGACAGCTGGAGTCACCACGGTGTCCAGACCCCAGAGGCTCGGAGTGATGGTCAGCGCTCCACCATTCACGCCGTAGAACGGTCCACCGCCGATGAAGTTGCCATCATTGTCCTTCTTCAGTCGAATGGCCTCATAGTCTGTCGGATTGATGACAAGGGCATCCGGCATCATGCCGGTCGTGGTGGAGATCATCGACTGCGCATGCAGGACGGCAACGTCATTGCCAGCGTCTGTAGCGGTGTATGACTGGATTCCTTCACGATTCAGCAGGCCCTTGATGTTCTTGCCGGTACCGTCGCCGTTGAGCAGCTGCTTCTCCTCGACGATGCTCAAGTCGTAGAGCAGGCGTCCATCGATGTCGGACTTCAGGAATGCGAGGTCGGTGATCATGTCGTTGGATTCCTTGATGAATCCAGCGATGGTGGATAATGCGTCGGTGTGCTCTGTCGCGTCGGCGTAATGGATCTGGCTGAATTTTTCGCCTTCGCCGACGGTTTTGAAATCGCCTTCCTTTTCGCCTTCTACGTAGTAGGTGATGGCCTGTCCGCTGATCGCGCCGACACCGAATAGGTTGGTGATGGTCGGACGGCGGTAAGCCTGGACGAAGTTCGGGTCCACGTAGGTCAGCAGGGAGCCGTACACGCCGGACGGTCCGCCGGTGACCTGCGTGTCGGTGTTGGCCTTGCGGCGCGGAGCCCATTCCGGTGCTGCGATTGACGCTCCCGAAACTCCCTTTATCTTTGCCAGCTGTTCGCCGATGTTCTTCACGACGAAATCGCCAAGAGACTCGCCTGATGCGGCTCCGCTCTTCTGGGTGTCCGCCAGATTGTCGGTCAATCCCGCGAAACGCTTATGCACAGCATCCACCGTTTCGATGGAATCCTGCAATTCGTGCGCTTCGGCGTTCAGACCCTTCAGCTTCTCGATGTCGGAAGCGGTGAGATTATCCTCGCCCTTGGCAAGCACCGCTTCGATGGCGGCCTTGGTCTTGGCGAGACGATCATTGAAACTCATTTGGTCTCCTTGTTGTCCTTGCCGCCAGTGACCAGTTCACGGGCGGATTTGATTACGTTCAGACGCTCGGCCTTCTCGGCCTCCGCGTCCCTGCCCTTATCAGGGGCAAGCTTCTTATCGTCCTGTTTCTCGCCGGGCTTGGAATCATCCGGCTTATCTTCGTCGGAAGTGCTGGAATTGTCGGAATCGATGCCTTCCAGCACCTCGTTCAGCGACGCCAATGCGGCACGAAGCTTCTCCTCGTTGGCGGAGCTGATGGCGCGACCTGACTTGACGGCCAGAATCTCGGCCTGCTGGTTCGCGGCCACCGGCACCACGCTGATCTCGAAAAGCTTGATCTGTTGGAATTCGGAATGGCCGCCCCACGGGCCGTCGCCCTTTTCCGTGATCCACGCGGTCTTCGTCGGCACGAAGCCGATGCTCATCTGATGGACCCTGCCATCCTTGAGCAGGTCGTAAGCCTGCTGGGCGGTCGGATTATCCTCGATATCGAGCTGGGCCGAGATGAGCAGGCCCTTCTCGTCCTCCACGGCGCTCAAGGTGCGTCCGATGATGTCGGTCGGATTGCCGTCCTGATGGTTCCAATGGATCGGGATGCCGGCTCCGCCGTCGTAGTCCTTCTCCAAGGTCTCCGCGAAAGCGCCCTTGGCGATCACGTCGCCCTGCAGATCCTTGTTGCCGAAAGTGCTGGCGTAACCGCTGAAAACGCCTTCGCCAGCCGAATCATCCAAGGATTTCACGTTGAATCTGAGCTGTTTGAGATTCACTGTCCTTCTCCGTTCACTGGATTGTTCTGTTGCGCGTTCTGCGTCCTGCCGCCATCCTGCGGGCTGGGCTGTCCGCCGGTTGCCACGTTCAGTGGCGTCACCAATTCGTCGCCGCCATCAAGCTTCGGATAGTTGAGGATGCGCCGTGCCTCGTTCGTGGTCATGAAACTGCGCCCCGTGGCCGTGCTGAGCGCCTGATACTGCTCGGAGAACGTGCCGCGCAGCTTCGCATCCACATTCGCTTCGATGTAGGCGTCCGGCTGTCCGAGCGCGTCCGGCAGCAGCAAATTGAGCGACTGTTCGAAAGCCACGATGTACGGCATCAACTCCACGTTCCACATCTGCTCCTTGAAGGCTCCGATGTTGGAATTCGTGCCGCTGCGGAAGCCCAGATTCTCCGGCGCGATATGGAAGGCGTTGGCCACGTCTATGCGAATCCTGTCCCTCGCGTCGATGTCCTGCATGTCAATCGGCTTGAACGCGTCCACGGTCTTGATTTCCATGCCGTCGTTGAGCAGCGGCCAGCCACCGGCGAGATTGCCGCCAGCCTTGTAATTACGCATGCCCTGCACGAATTCGTCCTGCGCCTCCTGCGACGGCCACGGCATCTCCTTCGGACGCGAGATGTACGCCGGAATCTGACCGCCGTTATGCGCTATCGCACGCCGATATTCGGCCATCTCACGCGCCTCCGCCAGAAGCGGGGCGAGAGTGCCGGACACCGGAGAACCGCCGATGCCGGACGTGCTATAGCCCACATCCAGCAGAATCTGCGGGTCTGGCAGCTTGAAATACTGGCTTCCTTCCGGCTGTCCGGTGCTGATCTGCACGCCGGTGATCTCATCAAGAGTGTTGCCGGAAAGCGTGAAATTCTGCACCGGAATACGCCGCAGCCACAGTCTGCCGGTCTTCTTGTCGGCATCGAGCAGGCAAAGCCAACGATCATTGAGCAGGCCATCGCAGAGCAGCGAGTAGAAGAACCGGTAGCGTGTCATGCCGGGAAGTACACTCGGCTTGGCCATCAACTGCGCCAAAGGGCTTGTCGTGTCCTCCACACGGTCACCGTCAGGCTGGCGAGTGTAGACCTTGAACGGCATGCTGGCGATATTCCGCGCGATATGGTCGATGACGGTGCGCACCGCCGCCTCCCGCTCGTAGACTCCGGCACCGAACCAATCGATCGGCAGCTGCGCGACCTGCGAAATGTTGACTGGCGATTCGGAGAACTTCTGGGCCACGGATACCGGGCTTTTCTTGAGCCATCTGGAAAAGAACCCCATGAAACCTCCTCACTGGGTCATACGACTGCGAAATGGGTCACGCTCGGCGCATATTTCGGTGTCTCCGCTTCGACCTGCATGGTCTCCAACGCGTACAATGCCTGCGATTCGGCCACTAGGCCGCTGATTTGCAATGCTGATTTTGTTCTGTCCCACACCTCGACCTCGCCAAGCCTTCGGGATACGGCCACGCTCACTTGCTGTTCGATGGCGGGCTGCGGCAGATGCCGCAACTTGCCCTCACGCACACGGTCGTGGAAACGCCCGCAGCACGCGCCCAGCCGGAAGCCTTCGATGAGATGCACCGTCCACCCTTTTTCGGTCAGCGGGTCGATGAAGTCCACTGCCGGACAACCCTTGCCCTGCACGGCGATCTCCGTGATATGCGGCCAACGCTCCTGCAAAAGGTCGAGATAATGCGGCACCCACAGCATGCCGTCACGGCGGGCTATCAGCTCCACGTGCGGCAAACCGTCCGCACGAATTCCGGCGGCGGCCACATACGTGGTCTTACGGTCGGCAGACGTGTCCACGGACAGTACGACACGATTATCGTCAGGAATCGTGGAACGCGAGTCGATGCCACTGGCCCACATTTTCGGATTGATAAAAGGAATGATGTCAGCCGTCACCCATTGGCACAGGACCTCGGTGCGGAACGCGGCCTCGGTCATGCCGTCAATATCGGATCTGACGCTCATGACGGTCATCGGCCCATAGCCGAGCGACGGGTTAGCCTGCCGGATGGCGTCGGCATCATCCACCGGACACTTGTCCGGAGCACTCCATTCGAAATATCCGAAAGAGCCGTCCTGCTCGCCGGACAGGAACACGTCGGCCGGATTGCCACCGTCGGCGCTCAGGCGCGTCCACTCGTCAACAAGCTTTCGCCCCTTGTCCACCTGCTTGCGAAGCGCGACGCTACGATAGTCGCCAGCGTTCGAAATGCCCCACAACTGGCTCGACCATACGGCCTTCGTGGTCTGGCTGACGGCATTCCAGCCATCATCATTATGCTGTTCACGAAGCTCATCGAACACCACACGGGCAGCGCTCTTCGCTCGAATGTTCTTGTCCGCGCGGACGATATAGCGGGCTTTCGAGCGGGTGATGATCGCTTCCTCGCCGTTGGTGTTGACGAATTTCTGCGTCATCGCGGCGAGGTCTGGAATCACCAGATCCTCTTCCTCATCGGTCGCCGGAGCAGGATTGCACCATTCCTTGACCTGATTGTAAGGGCCTTTCGCGTTGTCCAACGTCTGCGCGGCACCGACCACGAGGAACTTCACCGGCGGCACTCGGTCGGGATGCTTGTTGGAGTCCACGAACAGCCACCATGCGGCCAGAACGCCCATCAGCGTGGTCTTGCCGTTCTGGCGGGCCACAAGCACGATGACCTTGCGGAAACGATACGAACCATCCTCCAGCAGTTCGAGCGCATGGACAAGCAGCCACTGCTGCCACGGATACAAATGCACGTGCAGCATGATCTCCGCGAACGCGATCACCGCGAAACCATTCGAGGTCTCCTTGGTCAACGGCCTGAGTGGCGGCGTGAAGATACGCGGCAAGGTCACGCCATGCCTCTCATCATCAATGGCACCGAAAACACTCAAATCTTCCGACGCCATCAGACCCTCCAATCAGCCGAAACGCTTCATGAAATCATCCATCGCGATAACCTTGTCGCTCTTCGCTTCCTCAGCCCTGACTTCGGGCTTCTGCCTGGCCGGACGCCCGACCTTCGCTGGAGCGTCCAAGGTCAATCCGAGAGACTGGCAGTATTTCAGGAAAGTCGGCAGAGTCACATTGTCGATCTTCCCGTTCTCGTCAACGAATCCGGTGACACTCAGGAAGTCAATCCGAACAGCCAGTACGCGGGCGGCCGCGACCACTGCGGAATTCACGGCCTTCAGCCCATCGGCGTTCTTCAATGAGCGCTCCAAAGCATCCGCCACATTATGACTCGGGAATTTCACCGACATGCTTCACCTCGAATCTGCAATCGCGCGCGCGACCCCCGGTCAATTTCGTCCGTCGGGGAGAGGAAGAGCAACCACGCGGGCAGTGGGTCGGTTCGGGGTAGTTTTTAGGATTTCACCGCCCCTACCTCGTCGGGGTTGGTTTCGAATGCTGTTTTGAATGCTTTGATTGCGTTTGTGAATCGTGTGATGAGTTCGTCTGTGTTTGGTGGCTTGGGTGTGATGAGTGTGGTGTATGTGTCTCCGACTTTGTCGGTGTTGACTTCGTTGTGGGTGACGTTGATTGGGATGTTGACGGTGAATGAGCCGATTGGGAATGTCTTGTCGTTGATTGTGGCGGTGAGCTCTAGTGCGACTGGCTGCTGTGGCATCATTGCCTCCTTGCTCATGCTGTTGTTATCCATTGTCTTGAGAGTGTGCCGATTGGTGTTGGTGGGTCTTGGTTGCTTCTGAGTCTGTTGCAGCTGGTGTGGCTTGGTTTGAAGCCTGCTGGGTCGAATTGGAGTTCGGGGTGCTTCGAGACGGGATAGAGGTGATCTAGGTTGAAGCTGTCATCGGTGGTGTTCTTCGTGGCTGCATAGTCTATCGGCATGCCACACAACCAGCAGACTGCATGCTGTGCTTTGCATTGGTTGAAGAATGTGGCTTTGTCTTTTTCGAATTGGCGTGTGGTCTTGCGTGTCCGTCCGACCATGAATCGTCTACCTTTCGGCATGTTGCGTTCATTCGACTTGCAAAACTATAGATATTATGTTACTATAGTTATATCGGCCAATGAAAGGAGGTGAACATGAAATGGACGGACATCGTAAGCGCCATCAGCTCGGTGGTGAGCAACATCATCGCACTGGCGGCGCTGGTCATCTCGCTCAGAAGGCCACCTAGGCACGGCAGATGACAAGAGGGTTCCGAGCACTCCTATTGCCCGGAACCCTCCGGTTCCATCCTATTTCATGACCACTATGAAGACAAGCACCATATTCGCGGCATGCGGCATCATATGCGGCCTGACGTCGGCTACGCTCGGCTTCGCCGGAAAACCATGGCAGGCCGGACTGTTCGGACTCGCCGCGGGCATCTGGAGCATCGCCACACTCCTCATGGACAGAAGGGGCGGCAATGACGACTGAATATCTCGGCGTCAAGCAGGTCGCCGAACGCCTCGGCATCACCAGCGGCGGCCTGCTCAACCTCAAACTCCCGGAGCCCGACGCAATGATTGGCCGCACGCGCGGCTGGCTTCCCGAAACCATCGATGAATGGAACGCCAACCGGCCCGGCCGCGGCGTCGGGGGAGGCAGGCCACGCAAACATCACGAGGACGAAAGCGAGGAGTAACATGCTTGTCCGCGGAGCTGTCGATATGTACGGGATAAGAATACCCGGGCGTCTTGCCGAGAGGATCGACATGCGATCCACGATCGAACTTCTGCCGCATGAATGCGACGCCATCAACGTCGCACTTGATGCAATGGCAAAGGAGTTCGACAGACGGCCGCCTCTGATACGGAATTCGGCTCTTTTGGTGTTTATCCCGGGTTCAGGGCTTTCTCTGACGTACGACGAGAACGCCTTGGGCGTCACGAAGTCGGTTCTTGTCTTCCGTGTGGGGTTGTGGCGACAACTATATCCCGGTTCTGACAGTGCGCCGATTCTTTCGGTGATCAAGGAAATGTGCCATTGTTTTTATGGCATTGCCGACGAAACCGAAGTGAAGCATATGGTATCCGATATAGTGCGGCGATATATCAATCCGGACAAGACCTTTGAGACCCTGTTTCCGAATTGGCCGGCCGGGTGATCGAATCCCGACATACCGAGACTAGGCGACACCCACCATCCACATGTCCCGCGCGGCGGCCGGCACGTCCTAAGCGTATCCCGGGGCTGAGTTCCTCGGCCATGTCGATGAGCATGTTCGCGAACCGGTCGCGAATCCATTGCTCGTCTATATCGACGTTAATGGGATGTGTCATGCGATGCTCCTTGCCAAACTGTGTTGGTGGCTTGGGTGAGATTCGAATTCGCGAGAGAGTGTCGGTGTTTACTCCCGGTCACGCTATCCCAGCGCGACCGGTTAGGCCTCTACCGTACGCAAGCCGTGGCATGCGCGGTTGGCTTCGATCCAACGACCTGCGGTTTTGGAGACCGCCGCTCTACCCGTTGAGCTACGCGCATAGGCGGATATGCGAAGAGCCCAACCGTCCGGGGTTGAGCTCTTCGACACTAATCCACTGACATTATGCGGTTACAGTCAGCTCTTTGTCAAGTTCGCCGCCTATCACGAGCCGATACACGTCGCAGTAGGCTAGTCCCTGCGGACTGTTCCGCAGTTTGCCTCGACTGACCCACACGTTGAGGGTGTTTCTGCGCACGGTAATCCCCGCGTCGGTGAACGCCTTGGCTATATCCGCCGCGCTACCTCGTTTCGAGTCGTCCCAGCAGAGTTTTTTCAGTCGCCGGAGTTTGACGGTCTGCACCCGCTGCTCGGTGTTGCAGACGGGGCACGTGACCCATTGGTCGTTGGTTCCGGCGGTCAGCATGGTCTCGCATAGTTCGCAGGTGCCGATTTCGCGGCGTTGCTCCGGCGGGTCCAGCACAGCATCGACTTTGCGTGCGATGCCGTCAACGACGTGCATGTAGAAGCCCGCGTCCGCGAACGTGGCGAGCCTGGGGTGGCCTGCGCATGCGATGAGCGTGGCCTTCAGATCCTCGTTGCGTTTGTCTTTGCGCCAGTCCAAGGCGTCGATTCCGTCAAGACGATGCCATAGTTCGCGGGCCGTGGCGTCGAGCATGTCGATCAGGTCGAGCACGTCGAGCCTGATTGGAGTCGGGGGAGTGGCGGTCTGGATTCGCGTGGGCGAATGCCCGCCCGGATGCAGAGTCGCGTCCAACGAGTCGTGCAACGGCGTGACGTCGCGCGCCAGTCGCAGGAGCGTGCCGGCGAAACGCAGTTCGCATGCCTCGCACAGTGAGTATCCCTCTTCGGTTATCGTTTTGCAGTTCTGGCAGTTCACGTTGGCCCCTTCCGGCTGGTCGGCTAGAATAGTGTTTGCTTCTTGCCCTGGCCGACCTTGTTGGCTGGGGTTTTCTCATGCTTGAGCTGGCTGTACGGCATATCCCATATGCGTTTGAATTCGGCTATCTCCTGTTCCGACAGTTTCGGCCCGCCCCACGGTTTGCCCGGCGGCCGCTCGCGGCTTGGTGGTTTGAACGGTTTGACGCTTATCCGGGCGAGATGGCACATGTGCATGGCCAGATACTGGCCGTCCGGTCTGATGCCTGCATCTCCGCAGGTGCTACGGAGCAGCGGGTGGCCGACGGAGGGAAGCCACGTGACGCGGGTCAACGGCCGGCCGAGGATTATCGCCACGGTCAGGTCGTCACCCGCCACACACCCGTAATCCCACGACTCCCACACGGTTTCCCGATCCTCGATGACGTACAGGCCGCACCCCTCGCAGACGGTGACAACGAGGGGACTCGTTTTCGGGATGAACGCGCGAAGCCATGCTGGTTTGCGTTCACGGGCGCGTGGCCTGCTCACTCCTCCATTGCCTTTCTTCTTGCCGCGTCGAACGCGATTCTGATGATGTTCTCCATCCACGCGCCGGGGAGCGTGATGAACTTTCGGGTTTCGGCCATGGCGGCGGCAATCTCCTCTTCGGTGATTCCGCGTGACGCTCCGGCCTTGTATCCTCGTCCCCACGCCCACTGCAGGTCACTGTCGATGTACGACGGGTCACGCTGCTTCTGTGCCTCGATTTCACTGCTGATGATGCTCATTCGTTTCCTCCGTTTCGTTGTTGATTGCCGTTTCGATTCGTATGCACAGGTCGAGCGCTTCCCGCCAGCCGGCCTGGTAGCCGAGCACATACGCCTCTGCCGGCGACTCGCTGCCCAATCCCGCTGAGGCCAGTGCGCTGAGCGCCCGTTGAATCACGTCAATCGGTCCGGCCATGGGTCAGTCCTCCCATTTGATGTCCTGGATTTCATTCAGCACCGCTTCGCAGGCGGTGATGAGTACGCTGAGCATACGGCGGCCGTGATGTCCTCTCCGGTCAAGGTTGAACAGGACGGGATGGCCTTGACTCCACTGGTCGATGCCGATGGAGGCGATTGGGATGGTTTCGACCAGATTGGTGTCAGCATCCTCACAGCGGTATTGAATGGTGACGGATTCTTTCATGCTTCCTCGCTTTCAGTCGTGTAACAGTTCGCGTCGAGCCAGTCGGCGATGACGCGGAAGTCCTTGGCCCATTGGATGCGGGTCTCCCGCTCCCGCTCGTCCTTGGGAGCTGGTTTCGGCTCATTGAGGTTGAGTAGTCCGTATTCGGGTTTCTTCAGATAGTGGCAGCGGGCGCGTCCGCGTCCCTTGCCGGCTTGCTTGTAGTTGATGAGCTGGAGTATGTGCAGCATCTCCAACGCCTTGGTCGGATCGAAGTTCGGGGTCTCAGAATCCGCATCGAAGCGCTTTCGAAGCTCGGGCGTGGTTCCCTCTCCATTGCCAAGCTCCCATGCGGTCGCTTCGATCTGCTCCCTGAATGTGAGTGCCATCTTCCGGTCTCCTTTCTGACGTTTTCTTGATTGGGAACAACTAGTGTCGTTGACGTGCTTTTTTTGCTGTTCCGGAGGGCCGAGTCGCAGTTGTTCCCGCACCCACCCACACACGTAGTGTGGGTGGGGAGTGCTGGGAACAGCTGGACATCGCTACTCCAGTTGTTCCGGGAACAACTCGGAACAACTGGGAACAACGGGAACAACTAGATTTCGAGATGGTTTTCCTTATCCAATTCGCTCGCCTCCTCCCTGCTCATCCGGTCCACGAAAGCGTCCGATTTCGGGTCGTCCATCTGCCGGTATGGTCTGACGCTGGCGTAGATGTTCCGGTTGTTGCGTCCGGAGCGGTTGCTGATCCACTCGCCCTCGAGCAGCCGGTTGATGGCGGTGAGCACGGTGGTCTTCCGGGCGCTTGACCCGTCGTCCTTCAGCAGTTCGATGATCTCGGTCTGGTTCGGCTCCTCGGGCGCGTTCTCGATGATCCGGCTGATCTTCTCCATGAGTCCGGTGGGTCGTTCGAGGCCGCGCTGTCGTGTGGTTTCATCGCTGGGCATCATGTTGGGGCGTGCGATGGTGACGCGCATGAGTTTCGGGTCAGTGCTGTTGATTTCGATGCGTGCGGCTTCGCGCAGGTGGCTGCCGTTGCTGCTCCAGCTGACGGCGCAATGCTCCTCGATCTCGCTGATGCGGTCCTTGCCTGATTTGATGACGATGGTGCCGCGCACGCCCTTGCCGACTGGTTTGGTCATGTCCACCGAGTAGCTGATGCCGTCGATGAGTGCGAGTTTCTGCATGCTGCCGCCGGCGTAGCGGCCCCGGTTGTCCTTGCTTTTGACGACGTGGTCGATGAGTACGACTGCTGGCCCACAGGCGCTGATGAGTCGTGGCATGGTGTTGTACCAGGCGGCGATGTCGTCACCGCTGTTGCTGTCGAGGCCGGCGTAGGCGAGGCAGCTGGTGACGCCGTCGATGATGGCCAGCGTGGCCGTGTCCGCGTAGTCGAGGGTTTCCTTCCAGCCGTCGAGGCTGGTGGGGCTGCTCGGCTTGGCGCTGGGCCGCACGTAGTGTAAATGCTGCACGATCTGTTCGCCGGTCACGCCGAGCAGCAGGAGACGCTTGACGACGTTTCTGGCGGAATCCTCATAGTCGATATAGATCACGTCATGTCCCTGTTTGAGTTCCTGTGCGGTGGCGATCTGGGCGATCATGCTTTTGCCGCAGCCGGGTTCGCCGTGCAGGTCGTTGACCGCGCCCCTATAGAAGAGGCCTTGGCCGTCCTCGCGTTGGAACACGGTTGGCGTTGGCGGCAGTTCAACGCCGGACGCCAACTGGGTGAGGTCCTCGAACCGCCAACTGGAGGAGGCGTTTTTACTTGCCTCGTGACTTTCCATTGAACCGTTTTGAACCGATGCGACGGGTGTTGAACCGGCTTGAACCGGCATTGTTCCAGTGTTTTGAACTGCTTCCGGGTGACTTTCCTCCATTTGACTCGCAGCCGCGTTTTGGGTGAGTTCGTCGAACTCGCCGGGCGTCATGCGTTCGATTTTCGACTGCTCGCACGGATCCACATGCGATTGCACGCCGTTGACCTTCT